CGCTCGCCCCGCCGTCGTGGTTCGCCATCGCGGAGGAGGCCGAGCCGCTCCCCTGCTCGTGGTCGATCGCGCTCCCCTCAACGCGGTCGCTCTCCGCCCCCGCGTTCGAGAAGCCGATCGTTGACTCCGTCTAGGGAAAATACTCCCCAAGATGACGGTCCTTATCCCGGATCGGTCTGGAAGCGTAATCTAAGTCGCATAGACCTCCTCGTTCCACAAGGCCATCCCAGGCTAAACGAGTTGAAGGCGCTTGGCTACGGCATTCATGAATACAATCGCCGCGGCCATCCCAACCATCACGCAGTGAGTGCTGCTTTCAGGCGACACGCTAGTGTTCTAGCGATCAATCGCTTGTATCAGGCTGGTTGCCGTAATGTGCTGAGTGTTTATGGAGCACAGAGAGACATTGATATCGTTAAGTTCCTCAACAAGTCCCCTAAGAAGGGGCACCCTGATGAGGTTGACCCAATGAAAATCACCGTTTTTCATCCGATTGTCACTGCCACGGATGTCGGCCGCGAGGTCGACGCCCGTGACACTAGTGATACAATCGGAGGATTCGATGGTTATCTTTTCGTCAACGTCTACAAGGCTGAGGATCGTGAGATAACACCCGAATATCTAGCGTCTCTTCATGCTCCTATCGCTATTGTCCACCACCGTTTCGACGGTTGGTGTGGCACTATCGAAGGTGAGGGCGCCTGGATTCGCGTCGAGAACGTGATTTTCCAGCGCCCCGACAAATACTCAGATGCCTACGGACCCCATCCTGATTTGCAGTTCCTCAGCGTGGATAGCAGTTCTCATGGCATTTCATGGGCCACACCTGACCATGTCGGGACGTCTTACGTCACAATTGTCAAACCTGTTCAGACGACTATTGACGGTAAGATCTCCCGAGCCCCCACGAATGGCTGGTACGAGCTCCCGTTACCAGAGATCCCTCGGTGGATTCCTTCGTCAGGGGTTTCTATGGTCGCAACGCTCATGAAATGGCCGATCATCGGTGATATTCTCACCACCTGCTTTCCGCGTAAACGTATTATGGTTGATGTGGCTATGATGCAACACTTCCGCCGTTGGATAGTCGGCCGGAACCGTACTGGATATGGCTTAAAACAGCTTGCACAAGAAATGCAGGCCTACACTAAAGAGGATAAAGACGCCCAGCTCTTGGATCAGTTGTTCCCAGACTTCTATCCGAGCTTCTCTGAAGACATGGTTTGGGCCGTCTTTCTCGAAGACATCGAACGAAAAGCTACAACCGCTCGTGCTGCACGCGTTGCTTATGGTTCCACTCTTGTGGAATACAATGAGAACGTGCAAAACATCGCTTCTAACTACTCGTCTGATGGCTTGACTCCCAAGAAATTGGGAATGCTCTGTCTCTTCCTGGCGTTAGGATGGTACGCGTGGCGTAACCGTCACGGGCGAACGCGTGCAAACATGTTTCGCCCGGGGTTGGTCAACACCCGCGAGGTCCGACGCTTAGAAGAGCGCCTTCGCGCAGCTCGGCACATTTTGGACACGTCAAATTGTGAACTTGCTCGCGCAGCCGCTGCTAAAGAGATTCATGATCTCACAAGTAGTGGCTTGGTCAAAACGATCTCCTGTCTCTACGACTGGTGGCGTAGTTGGCTTCAGTTTGGATTCCGTGTTAAGACGACGCTGTTTCAACAGTGTGCGCGTTTGTGGCGCTCTGCGTCACAGCGTGTTCAAGTCTCTGCATGGGTCCAACCTGTTCGCCAGTTATCCCCACTCGCCTTAGCAACAGGGGTGCTCTCGGGCATTCATCAAGCCATCGATTACGTGGCTAGTGGCGCGGCTGAACTAGTCATCCGAGGCCGCGACTTCTTCCGCCGCCTCCCTGACCAGTTCTTCCCCGCACACGAGTGGCGAGAGATAGTGGAGGGCACCCGCACTCCGTCCGGAGCTTTGCGCTACGGGCTTACTGCAGGGTTCACCTCATCTCTCCTCATAGGCGCTGGGGCTACAGCGTTTGTGATAGCTCGCCTCTTCTACGCAGGTCGTCG